AAATCCGCTTCCATGTTTGTGCGCATTGGTGAACGCTCAAAATGCTTGAAGCCGTTAGGTGCGTCAGTCTTAATGAAGAACGCATCTGGGTCGGTCAAGAAGTGGTTAACAGTGTAACCCTCTGGAAGCATACCCATGTTACGGATTGCGTTGATATCATTGTCTGCCGTGCCGACACGTAGAGTTGATTCCAACAAACGATCTGCAACGAATTGCAATTGTGGTGGAATAATCATTTTAGTGCCGCGCAGAGCAATGATCATGTTGCGTTCGTCAACGAATGTTGAGATGTCAATAAGAGCATTCTCAAGTGATGTTTCGTTGAGGTCCGCAGCAGTTGACGGTTCATTGCGGAATGTGCCGCCGCCAGCCAATGGGTGGTCGGTTGCACAAAGCTCTTTACCGTCACCGCCTGTGAAGCTTGAATTGAACGCATTGTTCAATGTAGCTGCGGCTTTGACCTGCTTTGTGTGCGCCATCGAACGAGCCAACGCTCTTGTATAACGTGCGCCAAGGCGGTCATACAAGTTGTCTTCGACAGCTTCTTCGGTTAGTGCGAATGCAAGCGCAACTGTTTCGTGTGTATAACGAGCAGTATATGCTTCATTTGCATTGTCAAACTGGACACCAGATCCTTCGTTTTTAGTCGGAGCATTTCCGAATCCGACCAGCATAACCTCTTCTTCGAATGCACGGTCAGAAGATTCCGTGTCGTAGATTTCCGCATGCTGATTTTCATAGCGGTCATACTCAATACCGAACAAAGCATTAAGGCCCGGCTCTAGTTCTTTAACGAGTTGTGAACGTGAAATTGCCATGAGTCACTCCTCTCCTTACGCCAGACCTGCAGTGCCAGCACTGAACAGGTGGTTGTTAATTTTGACAATCACGTTAGTGTTTGCCGACGAAACATCGCTGTTCTCAGGATCTTGAGAAATATCAATGGCTTTCAACGGCAATGTTGCTGTTGTTGCGCCAGTTGTTACGTCCAATTCCATGCGAGAACCACCAGAAGTGGTGTCACCTACAGGTGAATTGTCAACGATGTCGAAATTACCCGCAAGATCAGCTACAGGGAATGCAGCGTCTGCTTGAACTTCGAATGTTGCATTTGGATCATCAATTACGTCTGCAATGATGTCCGCTGCAGCCACACTACCGGGATAGTAGTTTGACCAAGTTGGTTTGCCTGTCGTCGGGTCTGTATAGTTACAGCCATTAAACACGCCAAGAATCAGCCCTGAACCACCAGCAGCAACACGCTCAATGCCACCACCAGTTACCATTGAAACTAGGTCGCCTTGGTAAATAGCAGTCGCGTAGCCTGAAGCAATGCGATAACGGTTCTGTTGTTGAGAACTAATACTTGTACGTGACGGACGAAGGCCAAAAGGTGCGTCTATATTCGCCATCCTTATTCTCCATCAGGTTTAGGTCGTGAGCCGAAACTCACAGTTGTTTTGCGTTGCGGTGCCAATTTAGGCATCGCGGGGTTATTTTCGCGCATCCAATCACGATCAACAGCTTCCATTTGGTTATTAGTAACCCCTTGGTAGTGCTGATTGCGTTGTTCTGCCAACTCGACGGGGATTCGAGCAAGTACTAGACCGCCAACACCAATGATGCCTGCGTTTCGCCCCTCGTCAACAACTGGACCTGCATAATCTGGATATTCCTCTGCACGAACGAGATCATATCCTTCTTGCCGCCGCTTATGGACGTTAGTTTTGTCGTCAAATTCCATCACAGATTCACGAATCCAGCGATGTTTGTACCCCAAAGGGGGTTCCGGTGCTTCCAAGGCCGTGCCGGGTCTCCAAACTCTGCGCTCTTGGCGCTCCCGCGTTTGTGTTTCGCGTGAAGTACGGTCAGCCATGTTAGTCTCTCCGATTTTCAAGTTTAGCTACTTGAGCAGCGTATTTATCCAAGGGAACACCTAATCTTTTAGCCAAGCGCACTTGACCAGCATTAAGCTCCACTTGCTTTTTCCGTCCGCTTTTTAAGGAACGATTTCCGCTCCCTGCAGGTGTGACAGACTGGACGCTTTTCTTGTCACCCTGAAACTTATGAGGCATTTCTTTGCGCATACGCTTATCAATCTCCGCATAATATTCGTCTGAAGTCGGATCATAACCCTCTTCCGCAACGAGCGTTTCGTGAATAGCACGAGCCGCACTTTGCATAATTTTATCTTCTTGAAACCATTTGTTCTTTTTTAACCAATTAGCCAATTTAGGATCTTGTTGCTGTGGTTGCGGCCTTGGCTGCTGTTGTTGTCTCATTTGTGCTTGCGCTTGTGCTTGCGCTTGCTGTGCTGCAGCTTGAGATCTTTGCTTTTGAACGCGAATGCGTTCTTTTTCAATAGCAATTTGAGAAATTGCCTGTTGAGCATCTGCTACTTTATCATAATCCCCAGCTTCATATGCTTCTGCTAAAGCACGTTTTGCTTGAGCCTCTTGAGAAGAAATACGGCCCTCATATTCAGACATATAACCAGTGTTAACAGTCGATAAACGATTTTTATATTCTTCATTTTGCGCTTGAACCTGCTGAATGTACTGAACTGCGGCTGCAGCTTCTTCTTCTGCCTGTCTGCGTTGCGCAGTTAATTTTCGAATACGGCGCTGAACATTTTCACTATATTCGTCTAGTTCTTCATCATCGTCGTAATCATCACGAACATTTGTTCGGGTTTCTTTAACCTCATCGGTAACGTCTACAGCATTACCGATATACGCTTCAGAACCAGAAAACTCATCAGAGTCATCATCAAACTCTACAGATGTTGTTTCTTCAAATTCTTGATCTTCAGCTTCAGCCTGCATGAAACCTGTCTCCTTTGTTTGCACTATACATATGAAATGTCTTTCGGGTCAAGGATCGTGGCTATAATATTATCGTCATTTATAATACGAACCTCAAGTCCTTCCACTTTAAACCTATTTCCAGCATAACGTCCTATAAGAACCCAATCTTTTTCAGAACACCACGGTCCTGTTGGGAATTTTTGGGAGTCTTGGTATGCGTCTGGCCCTAGTTTAACAACATACGCCGCGACTGTGGCAAACGCCTCACGATCACGAACCGCGTCTGGAACATATACACCGCCCTTAGTTTTTTCACTTGGATAATATGGTATAATAAGCATTCTATACCCAGTAGGCTGCGGTAATCGCTCTAATGCCGAAGTTTCCATTTGCGATGGGTCATTTTCATTTTTGCTTTCAGGTGCATCTTTTCCAAAAGCTGTTTTTACAGGCTTTGGAAGATCTTCCATACCTGCTGGTTTATTTGCTTTTCGTGCCACATGCTCTGGCACGTATAGTTTTTTAGTCATCTGCATACTCAATAGATTTCATTGCTGATCGGATTTCATCTTCCATGAACGTCAAGCCTTTAATTTGCCCAACGGCAAACCTGTACTCCTCAAAAGAGCCAATATTACCCGTACCCAAAGACACCTGTATGTCTTCACGTCGTTGACGTAACTTATTGTAGAGGTATTCAGCTAGATGTAGTGCGTCCATGTGTGTCTCCCACTAGAACTTTATACGATCTATCGGAAAACACAAGTATTTATCCCACAGGTTTAGAAAATACCCTCAAATCTCTGGGGTCTAGCGATTCTGCTAAACCTGCTAATCACCCCACCGTCAGCTTTTTTTACTGGCTTTCTTTTTGGCTGGAGCTTTTTTCTTTGCAGGGGCTTTTTGGGGCTTTTCGACCCACGCTTCGTTTTCTGGGGTGTTGGGGTCGTCTTTGACGAAGTGGCCTTTCGCCGTCCGCGCCCTGACTTTCTCGACTCCGCCAGTGCTATCGCTACTGCTTGCTTTTGCGGATACCCCTCCGACACTAGCTTGCTGATGTTGGAGCTTATCGTTTGCTGACTCTTCCCTTTTACGAGAGGCAATTTTCTCCTCCTTTATGACTTGCACCATTTTGGCGCGTAAACTACTGGTCATTGTCTATTTCCCTTCATTCTTGCGTTAAGAGCCGCAATATCACGTTGGGTTTGGATTCTATCTTCTGCGACTCGTGTTTTGTCTTCTAAAGCATCCTGTTGCAGCCTTAGACGTTCTTCAGCCAATCGCGCATCCATCATTTCGCGCTCACGCTCAAGCTCTTGTTTTGCATCAAACTCTGAAGACTTACGCTGCATGTCTGCTGCTTTTAGTTGTAGTTCTTGCTGCCTAATCGTAACGAGCGGATCTTCACCCTGTGGCATTGGCTCAACAGATTGCGTAAATTCTTCTGTAAGGTCTGCAATCAGCATAGCTGCTTGACGCTCTATCGCAGGCTGTAGCATCTGCATAGCCTCTGGATTTTGCTGAACCTCCGGTCCCGCTTGCTCCATAACGATCTGCTGTGCTTGCGCCTCTGCCAGCATACCAATATGTTCTTGAATATGCCCTTGAAGCGTTGCCATAGCCTGTGGATTCATTTGAACAACAGGCGTAGACATAATTGCTAAGTGCGTTTCAATATGTGCCTTATGGTCTTGCTGTGGAAATGCTTGCGGCATTCCACCAGTTAATGCAATTTTGTTTTCCATTGCGGCATTCATAGGCATCGGCTGTGGTGGTGGGGGCAAGATCGCATCAATGTTATTAACGCCAAGAGCTTCATACATTTTGCGATATGCTTGGTACAATCCTTGAGGCCCACCGTGAATTTGTGGATTAGATTGAACAAGTTGCAATTGGGTTTGCGCAAGAGCAATGCGCTGGGCCATAGAGAAGATGTTGGGGTCACTAACAGGAAGTACATCAACTCGTGCATCAAAATCTTGCGCAAAAACTTCGGGTCCAAACTCTGTGGACGGCATATAAGGATACATCTGAATTGTTTCAGAAAACACTTTCGCCAGAAGTTTAAACTCGATTTTTTGAGAATAATGCATGCGCTTATGAATCGCAGACATTACCTTAGTGCCACGCTCCATAATCGCCATTGTGGTGCCAACAGGCGTTTCTCCGCCCATCTCACCAATCTTCATGTCAGCCATAGCCGCAAAGCGGCGTCCTGCGTCCACAAGAGTGCCTAGAAGATTGTAAAGGGTACCAGAAGGCTCTTTGAAGGGAAGAGGCATCAAAGAGCTTCTGATATCCGTTCCTGCAACATCTATGTCGCGGAACTCACCCGGCTGAATGGCACTTTCTTCATCGCGGATACGCGCTCCACGAGCCTTGAAACCCGCAGGCAAGTTGGAGAGCGTACCCGCATCAATGAGTTGGCGCAGAATGGACGTAGAAGCTTGTGCCAGCCCACCGATCATGTGCGTCAAGCCAAAGCCGTAAAAACCAAGGCCCGGTAAAAACTTATAATGAACGAAATATTGCTTTCGCTTCATCATAGAGTCTGTTTCTTCATAGTTACGACGAATTGAAAGGATTTGACCCGTATCCTCAATGAGCGTCACGATATAAGGAAGCTTCAAGCCACTAGGTTGACCTTCCCTGTCCATATCTTCAAATCCGGGCAAATCTAAATCTGTATGAATTTCGTATAAAGTTAACTCTACAGACGCATTGCTGGGATGTACGCCTTGAAGTTCATTAATTGTTTCTTGAACTTCATTCATATCTTCGCCGGATTCACCATTCGCAGGTAAATCAACGTCACGGTAGAAACCCGCAAGCTGCAACTTACGAACTTCATTCGAATCCATCTTAATAACATGCGTAATACGTGGACTTGATGCCAAATCAGTAACGCCATATGGCACAACTAAATCTTCAGCATGAACAAACTGGCTTACAGCACGACCTTTAAGCGGATCAAAGTAAACTTTCTTAAACGTAGAACCAATAACCGGAAGATAGAATAGCATTTGATCCATTTCAGGATCATACTCTTCCATTTCGTAAGTAATCATATAGTTCATATAGTCTTTGACGCGCTCCGCCTGCTTTGTCAGCATTTCAGTCTGCGCACCAATAACTTGCGTCCTAATAGGTCCACTTGCAGGCAACATCTCACGATATGCTTGCGCTTGAAACTGCGTTACACTCTCAGCAAGCAACGGGTGAATAACGCCAGATGAACCCTCAAATGGCTCAACACGCTCTTCATATTTCATGCCTAAAAACTCTAGACCTTTTTTGTAAGTATCTTCCCAATCTTGGCGAGATGAAAAATCATCTTCAATATCGCCAGTCAATGTAGATGAAATTTGACCAAGATCACTATCATCCATAAATTCTGCCAAATTAGAATTAAACTCAATAGCTTGAGTTTCTTCCATTTCGGTGTATTCACCAACAATGGCAGATCCGTCATCAAACTCATAAACACCCGGAGATTGACCCAACTGCTCTACTAAAACGTCCTCACCCTGAATTGGCATTTGACCGTTCATCATTCCACCCGGGCCTACATCGCGTTCAATAGCCATTTTATTTCCTTTTCAAGTGTTGGAGCGAAGGGCGCTCAACCATCACAGAGCAGTTACGCAACGGAAGCGTCTGCACCAATGGGCAGGGAGGAGTCCCATCGGATATCCCTCGCCCCAACTTCATTAAAAGATATCCTTCGATCCGCCCTCTAAAGGCTCCATCTCATCAATATCATCAAAGTCCGTCATAGGACCACCTTTTTCCCAAGCATTACAGACATTTTCAGCCATGCAGGTGAAATCCAGTTTGGTGCAATACCCAACCTCATCACCCTCATCCATTCCAATGCCATTCTCAATGCAATCAAGCATACTAGAACGAATGTTGTAATATTCACATGTTCCGCAAATTTGTTTTTTCTTTTCCCAGTTTTTTACAGAGTGACCGTAAGCATACTCCTGTATGGCATGCTCACGATTTTTGTCGTTTAAATCTGCGTCTTGAGTCGAAAGAGGGCAAACAAACTCCTCTTCCCCCTCATACATATCGTCATCAACAACTTGGTTGATACCAGACCTAAGTTCATCCATATCAATGTTGATAACGATTTTAGCCATTATTTACATCCTGTAAATTTAGTACCTGATACAGCGGCACCACCGCCACGGCAGTTTCCAACTTTGCCGCCGTACTTCATGCCTTTTACTTCTCCGCCATACTCCATCATTTTGAAGTCTTCACCAGAGATTTTACCGTCTTTGTTTTTATCAAGCTTATACTGCTTTCCAGTCAGCCCACCTTCTTTCATCTTTTTAACTTTACCGCCATACATCATTTTTTTGGTTCCTGTGTTACAATGCATCAGTAATACTCTCTCTTACGACGAAAACGAAACTCATCGTCATCGTCATAGTCGGTTGGAGTGGTGATAAAACCACCTTGCCTAAAACGCAGTATAGCCTGTGTCATCGAATCCGCCAAGTCATCATGTTCACCATTCGGAAAAGATGCACACTCTTCCATAACTTCATCAGCAAAATTAGTTTCAGGTGCCCACACCATGCCACTTTCAAATACAGGCGCACACGCATGCATCCGCGTAAACTTATCCGCACCACGACCCGGAGTAAACGGCGTTACAGGAATACCCATACGCCTTAACTCTTGCGTCAACGGCATCCCAGAACCCTTCTGTTCAATCAATATCATGTCTGGATCAAACTCTTGCCATAAATCATGTGCAGCCTGCTTTAACTCAGGAAACTCCCACCGGCCCCTAACAGCATCAAGCAAAATAATATGATCCTCACCTGTCTCCTCATGGTGAAAAATACCCCAAGTCGTTATCGCAGAGTAGTCAGCCCTATCACTCTTACTAAACGCAGTATCATAAGACTGAATGATGTAGCTACATGGTGGAGGATCATCTTTCTCCCATAAATTCCACCACTCTCTCTTAACAATAGCGCCCTCTTCTGCAGTCGGATTCTGCATATACTGGGCATTCCATTTAGCCACAGGAATAGAGGCTTTAACGCCTTCAAGCTCCTTTAAAGACCAAAATTCAGGCCAGAGTGGGCCACCTTTAGGCATAATTGCAGGAAATTCTACAATTTCCCACTTATCAGCACCCTTCTCGCTCTGCTTCTGCAAAACCTTTGCCGTCAGATCACGAATCGACCAACGGGTCATCACAATAATAATCGCACCACCCGGCTGTAAACGCTGCCGTGGCCCAGAGGTGTACCACTCGTAGATATTATCTAACGCAGTAACACTCAGCGCGTCTTGTTCGGAGACAGGATCGTCGATAATCGCAAGGTCAGCGCCGCGCCCCGCGAGAGCGCCACCGACACCCACCGCATAATACTCGCCGCCACCGTTCGTACTCCATCGAC